ATGAAGCTTACCGACGCCGCTATTCGCAAACTCACAGCCAAGCCCGGTCAACGTGCCACCGAATATCCCGACGACTCGGGCTGTGGTTTGTGTCTGAAGGTCACCGATGCAGGCGGGAAATACTGGGTCTACCGCTACCGCTATAACCGCAGTGTGCCGAAGCGGATCAACCTTGGGCAATATCCGCTTGTCAGCCGAGCCGAGGCACTGAAGACCGCGCAACATCTGGACTATGCGCGCAAGGTCGAAAATCGCGACCCCGCTTCTGTGGTTGCCGACCCCCGAAAGGCGGGGACGGTCGGCGACGTGCTGGAATTCTACATGGGCACCGTTAAGAACCCGCAGACGCACCACAATTTCACCAAGCTGTTGCGCGAGTTCCGGGCGAAGTATGACAGCATGACGGTGGCGAACTTGACCCCACACGTCATTAAAAATTTCATCGAAGACAATTACAAGCACCGCCCCGGTTCTGCAAGAATGTTAGTCAGCATTCTATCCGCCGCGTTCCGCAAAGCTGCCGACCCGGTAAGCGGAATGGAATTGCCCGCCGGATACTTTAACCCGACTACCAGCGTTACCGCGAACGTGGATTTTCTTCGGGACCACCACCCCGACGGCTACGCCGTATCGTGGGAAGAACACGAGTGGGCGGCAATCATGGAAGGGTTCGCGAAGGAACTAGCCAGCGGCGCCGCCGATCCTATCGGGCTGCTGTGCCTGCAACTGGTCTACATGACGGGGGCGCGACCCAAAGAAATCCAGACGCTCCGGTGGTCCGAAATCCAGGGCGACAAGATTGTAAAGATGCAGCACAAGACGGTAAAGAAGACCGGCAAGCCCCGCCACATCTTCCTTTCTGCGGCTGCGAAGGCGATCATTGATCGGGTGCGGGAAGAAGCCGCAAGCCGAGGTATCGCAAGCGAATGGGTCTTTCCGTCCACCCACAACCGAAACAAGGCAGGTTACATTACCGCCCTGTTCTACTTCGCCAAGCGCATTTCCAAGCATACGGGCTTTGACTTGAAGCCCTACAACGGTCGGAGTGCCTATATCAACGTTGCCCTTGATTCGGGGGTCCCGCTGCATGTGGTGGCTGGCAACGTCGGACATTCGACCACCCGCACGACAGAAAAATACTATCAGCGTAACAGCGAACGCATGATGCGGGCTGGTGCCGACACTGTGGGCGCCCGCTTCGCCGAGTTGATGGGCGGCGGCGGCGGCAAGACTTCCCCGGCCACCTAACCACCCTGGCCCCACCCACAGCAGCCCCCACCCCACCCGGTGGGGGTTGTTCTTTTCCAGGGCTCCCGATACGGTCGGCGCGACGGTGGGGAACAACGGTGCGGAACGGTAACCGAACGGCAACGGCGCCCGCGCCGCCCCATCGTCACCCCACCACGCCGAGGACGCTGCACACGAGCCTTGCCGCTGCCAGGGCACCCGCACCACTGCGGACCCGCCGAGCGTCACCACAGAGGCTTTCCAGCCGATCCACGTGCAATCCGGTCACCGCTTGCGCCGCCACTTCGAAACGGTCTGCCTCGGTGGGATCGTCGGTCATGTCGGCAGCATCGCCGAGCAAATCGACAAGCCAATCGGACAAATCCCATTGGCGTCTTACGGTTTCGTCAAAGCTGGAATAGTCGAGCATGGCAGTCGACGCGATCGGTTAAGTTGGACCCTGCCAATAGTATAGTTGCAGCCCGAAAAGCAAGCCGATAGATTCGACCCGCCGCCCTACCCGCACAGGGGTCAAGGCACAGCCCCGTCACCATGTCGGCTACCGTGGTGGCGGGGCTTACCTTTTCAGCGACCGTCTTTCGCCCGACCGATCACCAGCCCCAACACTTCGACAACCTTATACGCCTTGCCGACCCAAGTAGTTGGATCGGGGGTCTTGGTGCTGGCAGTGACCAGTGACGCGACGGTTACAATACCGCCGAGCGTGGCAACAATCGTTTCGGCATTCGCCCAAAGCAAAAGTAATAGTTCCATGATAACACCTTGTAAATATGCGATTTATTTAGTTACTAACTTTGCTTCCGCCCAACCCAACGTTGCACGGTATCGGTTTCATATATCCGAATAGCCGTCCAAATGATGGTGACGACTGCGGCGATTGCGGGGAGTATCTGGCTAATTGTGCCGAGCGTAATACCGACCGCCGCAACGTCCATTAGGGTTTTGCCTTGGTCTGTCACGTAGGCCACCCGTCCAATACTGCGGCGCGGGTAGTCTCGGTCAAATAGCCGAGGGCAACCAGTGCATCTAGTCCGTTGATCGTGGTCGGATAATCACGGCGCACGTCGGACGCATAGTCTAGCTTCAGCCAAAGCGCACCTAGTGCGGGGGCCGCCTTTGCTTCGACTAGCTGTGCATCGGTAATACCACCCGCCGACTGCAAGTGTTCCAGGAACTGCAACTTGGTCAACGGCAGATATACCGGTGCTGGCAACGTCCAACCCGCAACGAATGCTTCGGGTTCACCTTCTCCAGTATAGACTTGCGACAAGGCACGGTCATGATCCATGACCCGTCGACCTTCTGTGTCCCAACAGAACATGCTTTCAGACAGAAACCACGGTGTTTCGGAAGACGCGAAGATTTCGCCATTCGGCTTTACAAGATCATACATGATTATTCTCCAATCTTGGCGTTTCGTCCAAACACCGACACCTTGTTTCCGCCTGCGGACGTGTGGTCGAGACTGCCGAAATAACCGGCGTATTTGCTATTCAGGTCCGCCCAACCGGCAAGCTGCACATCGGCAGCACCACCAACTGAATCGGTCTTTGCCACACCCACGGCAGCAATACCGCCGGGGCGGAAGCGGAACGGTGTGGTAACGGAAGTCGACGGATGCTTCGGGGTGTAGACGGTGGCGGCAATCGGTCCGCCGAAGACCAGCGAAGAGCCAATCCAGTTAGTCCCCTCGGACGGAAATACTGTGTTGCTATCGTTGTTCCCGGTGAGCAACTCCACGGAGGACGTCTCCGACATGGTGTCTAGGCTGATTGTCAAGTATCGCAGCGCCGCCGTGCTGGAGCCCAGCCAGCCGCGACCGTAGACGACAATAGCCGTCCGCCCCTGAAGGAACAGGGCACGAGGAAACTGCACGTTGCCCGACAGCAGAGGGCTAGAAAGTGTAGCGGTGCCGTTGCCGCCCATTGTAAACTTAAATGATGCTGCAATTGTCGCGGTGGTCTGCGCATCCATAACCAAGATTTCATTCCCGGAAGCCACCCCAAGTGCGGGGTTCGCAATGTAGACGGTGCTTCCGAGGTTGCTTTGCGACGGGTTGCTGTTATTTGCTTTCGAATATGTATAGACATACATGCTTCCGCTTACTGCGACCACGCAGTAAACGTAGTTCGCATCTTCGTGGAAAAGTCCCGCATTACTGTTGTGACCAGCCGTCGACATGGTAAGGGTGGGCGCAACGGCATCCCCGGCAACGGCGACTTGAGATATATTCGACGTGCCCGTGCTGCCAAGGAACAGGGCAGCGGTGCCGTTGCGTTTGATGAGTGCGCGTTTCACCGTGCCACCAACCGGCGGACCTTCGGTCGTGCCGACGTTGCCCGAAAAGTAACAATTCGACGCACCAGCCGAAATATACGGTGTGCCCGTCGTGTAGTTGACAAACACACCAGCAACGTAGCTAGTCGAGCTAATCTGATACGACAAAGCGTATAGCCACCCCGCGTCCACGCGAACACCAATCGTCCAGTTGTGCGAAGATGGAGCACCAGAAAGGAAGGTCGTCGGAGACTGCACAAGGGCAAGTGTCGTCTTGTTGATGGAAGCCCACTGTGTAGTATTTGCCGATGAATTGTGCCAGATGATAACGTATACATCGGCGCACGGGACAATCTGCGAACTTTCTGAAGCGGACATGGGGGACGTGTTTGTCCCGGTCGTCACTACAGAAGAGCGAAGAACCGTCAAGTTACGGTCGAATACTTTGACAAGACACGCCGTGGAACCGTTGTGGACGATAACAACGATTTCGTCACCGTCTACGACTATGTGCCCATACCCCGTTCCGCCGCCGATAGTTTCGGACGCGACAACCGCGCCGGTCGGGTCCACCACGAGAATTCGACCGGTGGACGAAAGACTACCGTTCGTGAACACCCGTTCACCCGTCGACAGCATGCCGTAATAGGGCATGCTCGTTGCCGCAACGGTAGCAGCGGACGGCAGCACCCGCGCGCCGGTCGGTGTCTCCCCGATGTCCTGGATGGGCGGAACGGCAGCCACAACACCCGACAGCCTGTTAGCTGCCAGCACGTCGCCCGCCTTCACATCGCCGTGGATACCAGATGTAAAAGTGCGGATCACATCCCCCGAAGCGGTTGAACGCAAAAAGTCAGAAATATTGCTCATATCAAAATAGTCTCCATTCAGTGCCGTTATACCAGATCGTTACGTCGATACCGGCAACGTCCAAAATCAAGTTCTCGGCAAGTCCCATAATTGACTTACCGTTGCGGTCAACCGTGTGTGCGACCGTTTCGGAAATGCTTTCACCGTCGAGGATGCGGATGGAATCACCCGCCGCCGGGAACAGCGGCAACGTCAGGGTCACCGCGTCAGGTGCAACGATGCGGTAGGCGCGCCCGGCTTCCAGGGTGGTGTTGCTGGTCACGCTATCCACCACCACCGGGCGAACGTGGTCCCACTCGACCACGGCCCCATTGGATCGAGCCACCAAGCCAGCATTTGCGGGTGCAGGATCGGGAACGGTGCTGCCATCCACGCTTGCGGCAGCGGCTTCCGCACGGTCTGCCTCGGCGGTCGCACGGTCGGCTTGCGCCTGCGCACGGTCCGCCTCGGTCTGCGCACGGTCGGCTTGCGTCGTGGCGGTCGTGGCGGCGGTCTGCGCGGTGTCACGCAGCGTAATGGTTTGCGAATGCAGGTCCACCACAAGCGTGTATTTGTCACCCGTCGCCGCGCCGATGGTGGCAACATCGCCGAGCGCGGAAATAAATCCGCCGGGATGAAACCCACCACCAAGCGGAATACCGACGGAATCATTACTGCCGTTGTTGTATTGCGGCAACCGGTTTAAGGCATTGTCTATTTCTGTTTGTGTCGGCATTGTGTCCTAAAAAGTAAGCTTGTATTTCTATTTATCTGTAAAGGGTCAATCATCCGATCAACTCATGCAAAGTCAAACGCACCCGCCACAGGCGCAACGCATACTCTTCAATCACAACGTCACCGGTAATTCGGCACAAAAAGCTTTCGCGGGTCATGTTGATTGCGTCGTCTGGATTGGGAATCAAAAAGACGGGTTCGGCGATATCGCGGTCTGTAATGTGGTCAAATAGCTGCATCGCTTCCGACTTTGACAAGACTTCGAACGCGATTTCCGTCCCACGACGCGACTGACGACGTTCAAAGACTTCGGTTCCGCTTGGCGTTTCGTCGCGAACAGTGCGCGGCAAGAACTTCAAGCCACGTCCCCAAGAAAAGTTTTGCTTCGGCTGAAAACCCGCCCCCACATACAGATATCCGATATCGAAATAGCCGTTGCTGTTGTTCGCGTCGTCAATCTCGACTTTCAGATATCGTCCTGTCACGCCTAGACCGCTGTCGAGCCAAATGCAATTTCGGGTGTATCTGTCGATATCCTTTACCTTTGCCTTGCCAAGCCAGAAGTTTTCATCTTCCCATCGCAGTTGATCGGGTGTGTAGATCGTCGGGAATACGTCGGTCCATTCAGTCACCAAATTGGGCGCCGCGAAATCTTCTGTATCCGAGAAAGTCAATCGGTATTTTGCATCGATGGACAGGGTATGCGCGGCTATGATCACACCGCGCACCCACTTTGCCGCGCCCATGTCAAGCACGAATTGCGAATCTGCCAGAGCCAGACTTGCGCATCTGGCAGGACGGGCGCGTAACTTCGTGTCGAGCATATTCCCGAGTGGCAGCGTCCAATTACCGCCGCTGAATGTGCCACCGACCGCAAGATTTTCCAGGAACCAAATAGCTTTTGTCATACCTGTATTTATCCCCACAGCCCGAAAGTGATCTTGTTGAGACCCGCTGTCGTGGGGGCAACAGACGTGACGACGAAATGCTTTGAAATCGACTTGCCGGGCAAGTCCAGATAGACGGTATCACCCATCCGAATCCCGAGGTTTCCCGCCGTCAATTCAACGGTCATCTCGTAGGATTGCCGAGGCACACCGTGCATTGCCAGCAATTGCGCTGCCAACGCCTCGGCATCTGCCTTTTCGGTCAGAGCGGTCGGCAAAACGATTTCGGCAGCCGACGGGTAACGGTCCCGCGTGGTGGTGTTCTCCGCCACGGCTTCCCGCCACTCGGCATCCAACCACCCTGCCCGGTCGGTGCCGATCAAGGCTTGCGCAATCTCGTTCGACCCCATTGGGGTGTGGTTGCGGTCGTATTGCACGACGACACGCCACACCGGGGCGGGGAAGCCGGTGGTGGTCGATAGCTCCACCACGTCCCATGCCGTGAACGTTGCCACCGACGATCCAGCCACCGGCAAGCCCAACAAGACCGCCTGCCAGGTGCCCGAGGCATCGGGCACCACAGCTCCACCGACGGACCGGCAAACTGTTTCGACGGTGGTCCCTGCCGTGTCACCGCGCGTGTAGACGCCTACGGAAGCCGTGGAAGCCAATCCGGACACCGAGGCGCCCACCGACCCCGACGGCACCCCCGCGCGCACCAGCGCACCGGAAATGACTGCCGACGGCGTGGCGGTCGATGCCGTGAAATCGAATGTGACGGTGCCACCCGGTGACGTGCCAAGCTTGACCAGACCGCGCGCCTTGTCGGTGGCGTATTGGGTGGCGGATGGCGTGGCACTGTCGAAAGCCGTGCCCGAGTAGTCCCCGGCCAAGGTCAACCCCATGTCACCACCTCGGTCGAAGATACCGTCAACCGACAGTATGGGACCGTCCGACAACTGGTAGACCAGATTGGAGCCGACTTGCGGCGCCGCTACCCCGCGCACCTTGCCCAAGGCATAGGGCTTGGTCTGCCCAGTAACCCCGGTCGTGCTGCCATCGTATAGCCCCGTGCCCGAGTATTTGTTTTCCGACAATGGCTTATCGAGCACCCGGCGGGCATCCCACAGCCCGAACCGGTAGCGGTCGGCGTTTGTCAAGCTGGTTTCGAATGCAGCCCCTTCCGCCCGACCCGACAGAATTTGCGTGTAATCGGCAAATGCCGCGCCGATTTCGCCCCAATAGACGGACACACTGCCGAGCGCATAATCACGCAAGTAGTTCAATGCACCATCGGCATTCGACAAAATACACACACCAACACCAATGGCGCCGGTCTGCGACTGCAAATCGGCGAATATTTCCGTAGAATAGTTGACCGGTTCTAAGACGCGCGGATCATAGATTTGATTCGGGCGGTGCGGGTCCGACGGTGGAAACGGTCGGACAACACCGGTCGAACAATACAGCGTGGAAACGGCACCATCCGGCGCAATAACTTCCAACTCAACAAGAAACGTCTTCTGTTTGGTCATGCGGTCTTTCGGGTCGCAGCCTGCGCAAGGCGCGACACTTCACGGGTTAACTGTTCAATCTTGGCATCCGACTGCGCCGCACGGCGTTCCAGGGCGGCAATCAATCGGTCGGTGTTGCTGGATTGCTGGCGCCCGACATATTCCAGCGCTGCCGACGTATCCCCGCCGCCGCGCACGGCTTCGCCAAGTTCGCGGTTTGTGTAGACGCGACCGGGATTGTGGAAGTCCACTATCTCGGGTCCGTATTCACCAACCAGCGCCAAACCGGGCGACGCGAAACCACCGTCGGCAAAGGCGCGCCCTTCCCCAATACCGTGGTTCGTGTAGTGGTGGCTTGCCCACTTGTTGAGTTCTTCGCGGTATGCCGCACCCGTCAACCCGCTTTGATTAGCAAGGTCTTGTGCCCACGCCATCACGTCGGGGTTATTCGACAGGTAAAGCTCTTCGCGGGTGAACATGCCCGAGGCACCCGACGGCGTTCCGGGAACCACGACGGGGATACCGTTGCCGACCGCTGCACCACCGATACCGCCGGGGATCGAGCCACCCCGGTGTGTGGTCAAGTCGGCAATCTTCGCAATGAGGTCTTCGGTAAGTCCAAGACCTTTCAGCCCGGTCGAAGCAATTTGCGACAGCAAACCGGTTTGCGTATTCGCAATAGCGATATGCTGTTCCGCGAGCGAGATTTGCGAACGACCGTAGTTTTCGACAGTTTCGAGCGTGCGGACAACGTCGTTATAGTCGGATTGATATGCCTCGGCACTGTGGTTGAATGCCCGCGATGCCTCCAAAAGCTGTTGCCCGATGCCCGACAGTTCACCCGCAGCCGTCGGGTCACCAGCCATCGCCCGCGCCCGCAACGCCGTCCAACGGCTGCGCAACTCGGCAAGGCGTTCGGCTGGTGTAGCTGGTGAAAGCGCCGGGTTGACGGTCAAGCCAAGGCGTGTATTGCGCAGACTTTCGACAATGCTGGTCCACTGCTGCGCGTTCTGGCGTGCCACTTCCGTTGCCCGCTGCGCCCCGCTGGTCTCGCCGTTGATTGCAGCCGCACGAACCTCATACCAACGCTCCAAAAGCGTCAGGTCCATGCCGAGGGCTTCCAGGTCCGCACGCCGTGCCCGATACTGTGTCTCTAGCTCGAACATCTCGGCAAGCTGTGGCGCAACAAGCCCAAGGTATTCAGACATAAGGCTTTCTTCGAGTTGACCGCGCATCTTGGCAAGCCCTTCGGTCATGGCGTCCGTTGCCTTACTGGCATCTAGACCGACATTACTGAGGACTTCACCCATATCCCGGAAGGTATCAACCAACGCTTTCGCGCTGTCGGCGACGGTCTTGGTTTCTTCACCGACCAAGCCGAATGACTTGTATACGCCGTCAATGTAACCAGTAATCGACTTGTCCCGTTCCGCAAGGACTGCGCCAACGTCCAATTCGTTTTCGCGCGCAAGGTCCGCATATTCGTCCATCTTCCGCAACATGCCTTCGAACGCTTTGGCAGCGTCCGACAGGGTTTCGTCCGACTGTCCAAGACCGTCATAGAACTTGGCGAATTCCAACGCGGAATCGATGGCAGCAACACTTGCACCGTCAAGCCCCGAAATGACTTTTCGCATGGCGTCGGACACGCCACCCGCAGTCGACAACAGATCACGTGTTACATTCGCCAACGCGGCTTGTGCTGATGCTTCGTCGTTCGGATCGAATTTATACCGCTTGATTTCGTTGATATTGCGATACAACAGTTCGTAACTGTCGTCACCGAACGCAACACCCACGTCGGTTTGGGTGAAGTCCAACCCGTAACGCTGCGAAAGACCAGTCGTCAGCGGTTCGAGCAACTGTTTTGTCAACTGCTGGACTTGTTCCGTATCCATGTGTTTGGACTTGGCTTCAGACACCACAAGACCACCGTCGGCACCGATGTTGCCCCAGGCGTGCGCGGACGGATGCGGCTTACCGCCACCGATCATTCCGCCGAGGACGGTGCCCAAAAAGGCACCCGCGACCGCGCCCAGCGGCCCCAGCACGGCACCGGCTTGCATTCCAAGGATGGTTCCGCCGCCTGCCAGTGCCGAGCCGAGTGCAGCACCACCGACACTGCCGAGCGTGCCACCGATCGTCCCGCCGATGGGGTTGCCGCCGAGGCCCAACAGGTTGGCACCGAGCGAGCCAATGACGCCCCACGGGCTATATGAAAGACCGTTGGCAAGTGCCGAACCTGCACCGGACATGACGGGGGTTGCGGCTGCCGACACGCCACCGGGGACCGCAGCCACGCCGAGGGTCTGCGCTGCGCCCGGACCGGTCAATGTCGACAGTCCGATGGACTGCCCAAATCCAGACGTGGCAATCGACTTGCCGATATTCAATAAAGATTCAGACTGCCCGAAGCTGGTTGCAAGATTGGACAAACCAGACACCGACGACAGGTCGGAAGTGTAGGTCAGTTGACCAGCACCGCCGCCGGTCGACGTTCCACCCGCGCCCGTGATTCCCCCCATGGCGGAAGCAACAAGCGGCTGTGCAACAGGTCGAATAATGGCGTTCGCCGCGATTTCCGCGAAGGTGCGGAACATGATCTTTTTGATATCTTGGGCGAAATTGACCCAAGACCCGCGCTCGCCGTCCAACCAAGACCCAAAAATATCCGCGCCGTATTCCACTACGTCATCTGTGGTCTTATTGATGATGCGTTGACGTTCTTTTTCGGCGTCTCGAATGGCGTCAAGGCGCTTTTCTTCGGCTTGTTCAACCGCACGCTTTGCCCGTTCGTCCTGCTCTTTGCTTTTCTTTTTGGCTTCGACTACGTCCCACGTCGCACCAGCTTCCGCTTTGATTTGCTCGATAGTCTCTGCGGTAAGCTTCTGGTTCTTGTCTCGCGCAAGGTTCTCGGCGCGGATTATTTCTTCATGAATGGCACGTTCGCGAGCGGACATAATCACGCCTTCGCGTTCGTCCTTCAGGGCTTTTAGCTGGTCTTCTATGCCTTTGATATAAGCCGCACTATCATTAGCGCCTTGTTTTGCCTTTCGCTTTGCTTCGGCAGCCGCTTCTTTTTCGGCTTTGGTTCGAACTTCGGCGTCTTCCGCTGCCTTACGGTCGGCGTCGGCTTTTGCCTTATTTGCCGCTATTTCGTCCTTTTCATTTTTCGAACGCTGCGCCGCTAACTGGTTTTCTTTGCGCAGAACCTCTTCCAGGCTCTCAATCTTTTTGTCGAGTTCTTCGACTTCTCTCTTGCGTGCCTGATTTTCATAGACGAACCACCCGCCGGAATTGTTCGGGTTGTTCTTTTCAAGCAACGCGGCGCGGCGGGCGCGTAAGTCGTCCAGGGCTTCCCCGGTCGTGGTCGTAAGCCCGTCCCGCAGTCCCTGAATCAGGTTCACACCCTGCTGCAATATCCAGACGATCGTTTGCGAGGCATGCGTAATGCTGTCGAGTTCACCGCCGAATACCTGCCACGCCGTCTGCACATTCTGCATTGCACGGTCCATGGTCACCGGCATTTGCGCGAATTTCGCGTTGGCTTCATCGGCGCTGGCAAGGATAGCGCGGAATACACGATCCGCCGTTAGTTCACCAGCCGAACCCATTTCTTTGAGCCGCCCGACGCCAACACCCAATTCTTTCGCCATGGCCTCGGCAAGCAACGGCATGTTCTCCATAATGCTGCGGAGTTCGTCACCTTGCAGCCGACCGGACGCCAACGCCTGCCCAAGCTGGATTGCGCCGCTGGTTGCCTCTTGTGTCGAGCTACCGCCGACGATGCCGAATTTCTGGACTACGTCGACTAGTTCCGCCACTTCCTTGCGGGTTGCGCCGATGGCTCTTGCAGCGACTTGGTAGCGCACAAAGGCGGAAATATTGCTGTCGAGTGCCGAACCCGTTCTTTGAGAAATGGCGTAAAGGTCGGCCATACTTTGTCGGGCGCGGTCAATGCTGCCCGTGGATGCTGCCAGCTTGCCGAATGACCGCGCCATCTCGTCACCAGCTTTTGCGATTGGCATGGCGGCGGCGGCAACCAATGCCAGTGCGGCGGCGGCTGCCATGCCAGCGGGACCAAGGGCGGCAAGGGCACGAGTGATGCCAGCGGCAGCCCCACCGAGACCCGCAAATCGGCCGGTGAGCCCCTGCACCGACGAATCAAGACCACGCAAACCGAGCGAAGGCTTGCGGCTGGCTTTATCTACCTTGTCGAATGCGCGTTCGCCTTCTGCACCGACTTTGCGGAAGGCATCTATTACTTTTTCCTGTCCCTGCGGGGAAAGTCGAAATGCGGTGTTAACGGTTCGGGTCATTCAGTTTTTGCACGGCCTTTTTAATGAGTTCTAATTGATATTTATTAGAAATCATCGAAAGGTCGACCCGCTTACGGGTGCGGATTTGCTTCACGAGAAAGAATATTGACACAGTTGCCGTGCCCTTGCCGAAGGCACCCGACTTTGTCTTTCTGGCCTTCCCAATACCGCTCTTGCCGTCTTTACCTGTCGTGAACTTGCGCACGTCCACCAACATGGCAGTATTACCGCGCTTTCCGGGGACGAATGCTAGTTCACCGGGATAATTCGCGGGGCGCAGTCTTTTGCCGTTGCGACCGCGCTTCGGCGCGAATTGGGTAGGAATTGCAAGGTATTTCTTACCGTTCTTTGCCTTGATTGTCTGGGCTTCTAAGAAACTTTCGAGAATATAGCTGGCCTTGGTATAGATAAAACCGGCGGTGTCTTTCTGGTATTCCTTCGACCGCCACGTATTAGCAAGCCGTTGCCCAAGTCCGGCGGAAGTGGTGGCTTGGCGGATACCAGTCTTCGCGGCTTGTGTTGCTTCGCGGGTGGCTTCCCATAAGGAGTCCCGCACGTGCTTTTGTTCCCGCGCAATCTGTTCCTTAAGTCGTCCCTGTATTGCGGCGTTGAACCATTGGTTTGACACGTGCGGCTAGTCCTTCTTAACTAATTTCTATCAACGAAACCTCTTCCTTACAAGACATTTCGTTAGTAACTTTACTCATTTGCGGCTTGCTTCCTCTGCCATAATGGCGTTAGCAAATGAGTCCATAATAGAGAAGTAATCGAGCACAACAGCAGGTTGCTCGTAATACCCACCGGCTTCCAGCGGCGTGTGTCCGGTAATTCGCGGCGCCCCGCCCATCGGGGGATAATACCAAATAGCCGTGTTCCGCCATGCCGCTACTACTTCGGCTGCCTCAAAATCCACTAGGTCACGGGGGTTTGCGTCAAAGACGACACCCCCGGCTTCCCATGGTCCGTCACCCGCAATTTCTGGATCGAATGCGATGGCTGGTAATAGAGACACCATCACACCCGCCATTAGTCTTTTTTTTCGTCCGGTCGGGCGAAGAGCAAACCCCAGACATAAAAGCCAACAACCGTCAAATCATTTGCCGGAATCTTGGCAAGGTCGGCATCCGTCACACCGCCGACTTTCGCCGTAACGCCGAGTTCGGCGCACTCCACTAGGAACATGCGGACCAAGACCAGAGGCAGCACGTCCCATGCATATCCGAAGTCCGCCACTGCATCCATGTATGGCGGATATTCCTGCAACAGGGCTTCGATATCTGCGAACTCGGCGCTCTTTTCTTTGCCTGGAATTAACATATTTCCGAGTTCTTCACCGAACACCGCCTTAGCTTTCTCGGCATCGAATTCCGGGGCATTTTCGGCGATAAGGTCGATACCTTCGTTTGCCGCTTTTACAACACCACCGAAGCCAAGATCAGCAATGCCCAATGTGGCAAGTTCGCGCTTAACTTTTGCTCTATCAAATACATTCGGCACTCTCAGGCGGTAGACCGGGGCATTCTCTGCCCCGGTTTCCGTGTAATACTCTGGCGTGTAGTCTACGAGTTCTTTTGTAGAAACGAGTTTTACCATATTGTTTGGTTGTCCTTATGGTTTGTCTGATATTAGTAAATGCAGATGTAGGCGCCGCTATCAATACCCACGGCGGAGAAACCAGTTTCGGCAGTTACGAGTCCTTCGCGGTCACCCGGATTCAGGCTGGTATACTTGGCGGCGGGGATCGTCACTGCAACGCGGTTACCGGCGGTGCTGCCAAAGCGAGCATGCACGACCTGCGCAACGCCATTGCGGAAAGCCGACATAACGTCGCGAGTTGCAACCAGAGTATCGAGGGGATCAATCGAACCCGTGATGTTGCGGGACGTGATGATGGCACCGGCAAACCCTTCGGAAGCATTAGGATCGTTCGGGTTGACGACTTCGTTTCCGCTGGTCAAAGACAGGCTCGAACAAGCGGCAGCCGAACGGTCAACCAGCGCCTTGCCAGCACGCCACGTCGGCGGGGTCGGTGCGTCAAACGAAATATTCGGAACAGCCGCGTCAGTCTTGCCGTTGAACATGCCGTTGATTTCGAAAGAGATACGACCCACACCAGCAGCGTCAATGCGCACGCTCCAAGAGCCACGGCATTCGGTCAACGTATACTTGGTGCCATCCATGTAAAGGTGTAGGGTGCCGGTCGGAATGTCGTCACCCGAGTAGGGGCTATACAGCACGTGCGCCGGAATTTGCACGTTATTGGTGGTGGTTACGGCGGTGCCAAGCGTCTCGACAAGGGTAGCGGTGCCGTCTGCGGCATAGTTGCTGACAAAGGTAAGACCAGCGTCAACGAAGAGCGGTGCGCCATTCCAGGCGTTGGCGGTGGTGCCGAAATCGGCGGTCGGCAGGGCGGCGGTCGTGGTGGTGCCACCGGTCGCGAGCACAGCCGCAACGGGGGTGTCGGTGTTGGCAGTCTCACGCATGCCGCAAACTTCGAGGACACGACCGTAAACCGGGGCGGTCCCGGCGGTCCCAGTGCCACGCATGAGGACGCTGAAAGACACCGTGGCGCGCATGCCGCCGATGATGGGAGCCGAGGAATCCAGCGAACCGGTATTCTCGTTAGTCTGGATAGTGTTGGCGTCAAATGAAATCGAAACGTCTTCGCCCGGAATGTAATCGGCGGCGGTCGGCGCGGCATCTACGCCTGCCACAGTTTCGTGTTTGAACAAAACGGCGCTGTTTCTAGCGCGAATATACTTAGTCATATGTCGGGTTACCCTTATGCTAGTGTGGAAATTAGTTGCGTGCGAATCGCAATACTATTTATCAACCACGCGCATTCGGGCGCCCAATATTTACCCGACAAATGGATTACCGGTTTCGGTCATGTAATCGACCGCAAACGCAATGCCGATAGTCCCCACACGCTTCGAGGCGCGTGTTTCGTCAATATCGGGGTTCGTGGTGCTAGTCTCGAAAAGGTCAACGGCAACACCGCCTAGTGTCGGGTCGTCCGCAAGCTTCGCCACCACTTCGCCATATTTGGCGTTCAACGCGGTGCCGATATCCGTTGCCGACGATTGCACAATGATTTCTACCGGAACCGTCATTCGATACCGTGTTAGACCGTGGTTCGAGTTGTCGGCATCCTGTTCACCGTCGTAAACGAGAAATGCCGGATACGGACCTTCGTAAACGTCTTCGGGATTGCGGATCACAGTCCCGCCGAGTTCTGACAGCTTGGCGACAAGGGCTTGCATAATAGCTTCGCGATAAGTGAGCGGCATTGTTTACAGGTCTTCCAGATAAATGGTGGTCGTGCCTTCGCCGTTATTGCGCACGTCCAGCACGTTGTAAGTCACACCTTCCACGGCAACACCCCAACCCTTTGCTACGGCTGGAAGTCCGACCGAAGGGCACAACAGCGTCACCCGTTCCGACCGCACCCGACTGCCATAGTCACCGGTTGCGTATTCCAGGGCTTCCCGATCCAGGAAGCCGAGGACGGTATAGGACACAGCCGACAGGTCGGTTAGGACGGCGCTGGATGCGAAGTCCCGGAAGAAGGGGGTTACGTCCTGCCAAATCATTTGCGGCGCCCCCTGCCCTGGCGCTGCGGCGGCGGTGGGTTCGTCAGGGCACCGAGCAACCCGGCTTCCACCAGCTTTTCGGCAACGGCGGCGGTCATGGTGGCTTTCGCCCCGGCGGGGTAAAAGACCCCGCGCCACCACGCATCCCGCACGAAAACTAGTTCGACGGTGGCGGGACGGTCGTTAGTCACGGCGGGTCACCTTCGGCTTTTCACGACGGTTCGTCACGGTAGGGGACGGTTCGGCTACGGTCGGGGCGCGATCGGCAAGACCACGTCCGAGGAAAAAGGCTGCACGGTCGGCCGGTAGCTCCACCACGGAACCGGGTTCGGCGTCGGGATGCCCATACCCCACGACGCAAGCGGTTTTAAAAATGATTTTCACGTTGTCCATATGTATTTCCTAGTCAGTAAAAAGGGCGGGACCGAAGCCCCGCCCCCATCGGGTCAAATGTTTACGCGATGATATCCTTGATAACGGCAAAGCTTTCGTCGTGGGCGAAAACAAAGTCGCAGTCGAAGAAGGCGCGGAACACATATTCCTGAGTGCCCATGGCAGTATACGGGTCCGCAACGATTTCCAGGCTGCCGAATTCCGCAAGGTAAACGTCGGCAAAGTTGCCAAAGACCATGGCGGAAAGATTGGTCCCGGTGCCCTTGGTCAGGTCGGCGGGGACAAGGCTGGTCGAAGCGAGGGTGTAACCATTCAGGTTGCCGCCTTCGTAAATCATACCCGTCCCGCTCGCCTTCTGCGTGGTCTTCATCGCGCCCACAACCTTGGCGTTGGTCAGGTAACCGAGCGAGCCAAAACCAGCGTTCGCGTGCGAAACCATCGATTCCAGCGCAACCACGTCAGCCCAAGTAATCGCGCCGCCATTGGCGCCAATGGCATGAACCGGGATACCAGCCTTATTCAGCAAACCGGCGGGAACGTCACCAGTGCCGGAACCTTCGATTACGGTATGGTCGATCTTGACCGCAATTTCGCGAGCAAGATGGGACTGAATCCAGGAATCCAGCGACGGGCGGGACTGCTTCAGGAGCGCACGCGAAATCCTCACGGTGCCGTCAACGGTGCGAAGCTGCGTCTTGCGGGAATCGGTGCCGGGGGTCGACGCGGCGGTCGTGGAGAGTTCACCCACGAAACCGACGTTCGCACCCGACGTAATAACCGGGAAGCTGGTGCCAGCAACAGCGGGGAACACGGTCGCGCCAAGACGCTTAATGACAGTGTTTGCATACAGCATGTCGATGAGGGAACCGTGCACGGTCGGCACGAATTCACCGCCCGCATTCGCGGCGGTTGACATGGTGCGAGACAGAACATCCATCGGGATCACCAGTCCGCCACGAGTATTTTCCTTGCCGGAAGCGGCTGCGGCGGAGACCTCCCATTCAAAACCACGCTTCGAAGCGTCTACGAGACCTTCCAGGGCGCGCGAAATGCTGTAGGACTGGGCTTCGCGGGTCGAAAGACCAATATTCGCGGTGGAGCGGATTTCGTTGGCGGTGCCCTGTTCGCGAGCGGCAACGAACTTGCGGAACTCTTCGACAGAAACGCCGAAATGATTGGCAATATCAGCGATTTCGTTACGCTTCGCGTCGGCAACCGCTTCAGTCTTGTTTTCGTTTTCCATATTCGATTTTACCTCTATAAATGGAGTTTTATGTATTTCGTCACTACGCCCAATACCGACAGTCATATCAGCAGGGATAGCGACCAATGAAATTTCAAGCGGTTTCCATTTGACACGATAAACGTCCAGTCCATCGCGCATGCCGTCTTGCTTTGACATCGCGGTGATCTGGTATCCGACGCTAATATTGCGCAAAATACCGCCGCGAATGTCTGCGAGGATTTGGCGCGCCTTTTCCGATTGTCCGAATCGGACTTTGGCACGGCCGCGACCGTCCGGGTCGACCCTCGCGCTTTCCACCACGCCAACCTGATTTTCGATGCTGGCGTCATGGTCAACTAAAAAGGGCGCGGCGCCGGAAGCGAGCCAAGTAAGGTCTACTTCGTCGGTGCGGTGCCCGAGTATTTCCATGCCGAAACTGCGGGGATATGGCTCTTCTGAAGAGAAAGCCAATTCGACCACGTCGGTTTCTGTTTCGTCGGCGTTATCCGCCCGGTTTTCGATTACCGATAGCGTGAAGTTGCGCTGTTCGGTTTTGTCGTGTTCAATTTCCATGCTTTTATTTATTCATTTGCATCTGTATTCGTGCTAATTAGCAATGCGTCGGTAATACCCTCGATACTAATTCCCGCTGCTGCCAAGACTTCGCGTTCCGCCGCAAGTCGCGCCACGTGTTCGTCAAAGTCTTTGCCTTGCTCTGCAAGCACGTCGGACAGGGTTTTGATCCCGGCTTTAATTGCCAGAATCTCGGCGGTTACTTGCTTCTGCGGGTCGACCCACTCATACCCACGTGGAATCCACTTGTGCCGACTGTATTTTTGCGGCTTAAAAGGGAGCGGAAATTCGCTGGCGTCGGGGCGCGGGATCGTGATACCGCCCGAAAGCAAGGCAAGCGGCAACCACTCTTCGAAAAGCGGTGTGAGGAAGTCAGTAATCAACCACTGTTGCAGCGTGCGGTAATAGTCAACCTGTTGCAGGCGGAAATGACGGAGCGCGGAATAGTTCACGCCTTCCATGTCGCCTGCCAAGTCGTTATAGATGTTATTGGTCGAGATACTGATACCGCGCAACTGCGCTTTTACGAATTCGGCGTAATTTGCCGTAGGGTGTTTTGGGTCCGTGAAGCTGTGGTCAAGGTCGGACGGCAGCAGCCACATTGTGCCGAGTTCGTCATCTACCAGTTTAGCAGCGTCCGTCGTGGCGTCTGTATCAGTATCTAGCCCATCGGCATGGCGCTGCTTCAGGTATTCGACGCGGCGCGCGGCATTGCGGGCGGCGGTTACTGCGGCCTCTTCGAATGATTCCAGCATCCCGACGCGAAATGCAGCCGACGCAAGCCCCGGATTACCGCGCAAGTCTGTGGGTCTATGAGGGATATACAAATGCCAAATTTCGTCGGCAGGCACGCGCACACGCTTACCGCCGCCGGTCGTGTCGCGGGGATGGCTTTCAAATAAATGGTAGGCAACGGGCTTACCGTATTGGTTTGTCTCAATACCGGCGCGGATGATATTGCCGTTGTTGAGTTCGCCGTTATAGTTTTCGTCCAGGTGATCAGGTTCGATCAACTGGAGTGCATACCCGAATTTATTATGCGGTCCCCGGTGCCGACGAATGAGAATTTCACCTTCGCGGTCGCAAACAGATTCGATAATCACACCGAGAACGTCGGTAAGTGACCAGCGTCCGCAGACGGTAAGATTGCCCTTTTTCGAGAAGGTATACCAAGCGCGTTCAACAGCCGCAGAATCCACGGTGTCGAGTTTTCCGGCATTATTAAGTGCCTGCACTTGGAGCCTGATACCCGACGGACCGACAACACCCTGTCGGAGCAACTGAAGACCGCGCTTTGCATAGACGTTATTCTGCGCAAGGTTGCGGCTTTCGTCTCTGGCATGGCGCAGCGTGGCGGTGCTTTCGCGGTAGCTCGGACGGCTGGACGTGCCCAGCCACGGGAGCAGTCGCCCTTGCGTCTGTTTGTCAACTTGTCTTTTTGCTTCGGTGGTCGGCGCCTCGTTTTTGGTTCGGCGGAAAATATCGAAAAGACCCATCAATAATAGTTCACTTTCACAGTCTGGACAATTTGGCGCCCCTTCTTTTGGCGGACTTCAGCGGCAAGGCGTTTCTCAAGTAACAGCAGGTCGGCAATCGGGATTTTCTTCAGGGATCGTCCCGCAATCTCGTATTCCGCCACGCCGTCGGCAGCCTGTCCGGAAAGCACCGCCCGCACCGCCGCAAGGTCTTTCTCGGCTTGCGTCCGGGGATCGGTGGCGGTGGTCTGCAACATGGGGTCGGGGGCAACGGTCAGGTCGAAGGTCTCCACCGGGTATCGATCGGCACCCGACGTGGCGAAGACATGCACACGGTAGAGCCCCGGTGACCATCCGGCGGTTTCGGCACCCGACCACGCGAAGGCACCGCCATTATCTGCGGTTTTGGTGATCTGCTGCGGACCAACAGCCACCCACAATCCGGTGAACGTCGAATCAGCGTATGTAAACGTATGGGAAACACTATCCCCGGCTTGAATTTTCATTTATCTGGCACCAAAAGTTTTGCTTAAACTATTTATCCGACTTTGTGGTTTGCCTGTATTTTCGTTCGTTTTGGCAGTCTCGACCGCCTGCGACAGGTTGCGGGCAATCTGCGGAAGGCTGTATTCCGTGCGGATCATTTCGAACAGAGCAATATTGTAAACGCGCACGTCAAATGCTTCGTGTCTTGTGCCTTTGTCTACCACGTCCCAACGACGCTTATTTTGCACGTTGACTTTGCGCTTGTTGGTCAACTGTGCAAAGTAGTCTTCGCCGTAGATTTCGCGGTTCGGGAAGAAGCAATAACCGGGGGCAGTCGGGTCTTTTATGCGCAAAGACTGGACATGACGGGTTCTTGCCGCGTCGGTCCCGATGCGCCAAAAGGTCAAGTCGGCTTGCTTGCGGACGGCGCCGGGGCGGTTGTCCCAAATGGGTTTGCTGATGCCGTCAACGCCTTTTATTGCATACCAATTCCGGCGCCTTTTGCATTCGGCAGCCACGATGTTGGTAACGTTGCCGTCGGAACAGTCCAGGGCGAACGCTGCGATACCAAGTTGTGCGCCATCGGCGCGCTTAAACTTCGTGCTTGACACACCGTCGAGGGCTTGCCACGTCTCGACTTGGCCGACACTTCCGGGAATAATCAAATAGTCGAGTGACCAGCTTCGCCCGGCTTGGTCCCACCCCACTATTTCGACTTCCACACGGGGATTTGTTTCGGAAGTCTGAATATCTCCCGCCGCCGTGACAACGATTATGTCATTGGGTAGGGCATCATTCGAATACGGGTCGCGCCGGTCGAGGAATCCGGCGGAATCTATGGCTTCCTCGGCTTGCGCCCATGGCAATCCAAGCACAGTATTATGAAAGGCTTGGCGCGCCGCGAAGTCGCCCTTACTTTCGATATATTCGCGTGCCATTGCTTCGAGCGTGAGATACGGTAAAGCAAGGCTAGTAATTTGAAATCCAGCCGTGCCGTTGCTCGGCGCAGTAGCTTGCCAGTATCCAAGTTCGATCACTTCCAGGCGGTCGGCATCGCTCCACCGTGCATCGCAGTGTTTGCAGCCGTAATAGGCGGTTCCCGGTAAACTGGCGCCGGTTCGCGGGTCCCGCTGCCAACCAACTTGTGACCATTCGAGCGGCTGAAAGGTTCCGCATGCCGGGCACGGCACGTGCCACAGACGCTTATCCGAACGGTCGTAATGCGTTTCGACTTTGCTGTGTCCCGCAATCGTCGGCGTGCTGCAAATAAAACGCTTCTTTTCGGCTTTGTATTGCTGGCTTCTTTTGGTGCCGACGGCAATAGGGCAACCCTCTTTACCATTTTTCATTCTGTCGACTTCGTCAAAGAACAGAAATGGCACCGTGCGGCTTGACAAATTGTTTTCATTCTCGGTGCCGAGGACTGCCATGTAACCGCCGACGAAATGCTTAATACCGATCGTGTCATCTGTAATCAGGTCACCGACCACCGGGTTAGCTTCCAGCATCGGCGCAAGCTTTTCCTTCGCCGTTTCCTCGGCTTTACCATCCGTGGGCAAATAAAGCACCATCGGTCTGCCGTTAATCTTCGCAGAATACGCCATCAGGGCAAACATAATGGTAGAAATACCGGATTGGGCGCACTTTTGCGTTACTATGGTGTGGATTTCTGGGTCTTGCCACGCCTCGAAAATCCCACGTTGAAACGCCATCGGCACGAAAGTTTGACCACGCTTGGGGCCGTCCCACAGCGTTAGTTCCGTGCTGCACCAGTCCAAGGCGGTGGTGCTGACAGGGAAAGACATTGCGGCGCAAAATGCCGCGATTATTGATGATGCGTTATCAAAGCTTGCGCAGTTGGTCGGCTGTTTCATTGATATATTCAAAAAGTCTTTCGTCAATCATGGATTTGATTTTTCTCGGGTCCTTTTCGCGCGCGAGGGCATCGGCAATTGAAGAGGAAAAGTCACGGATGCGGTTGCTCAAATGATTTCCGAGTTGCGCGGCTGCGTCTTCCACGGCTTTTCTGGAAACAAGATTGCCAACAAGCTTTTCGTATTCGGCTTCGGCTTTGAGCGCGTTGTAATGCTCGCGCTTGGCTCGGCTTGTGTTGTATGCGGGGGCTTTGTCTTCGGGATCGTCAGTGGAAGATTGCCCCATGCGCTGCTTGTTGGGCTGCTGGTTGTCGTTAAGTATCCGCGTTGCCTCGGCAAGCGAAATCTTCCCGGCTCCATAGCGTGGCACGCCGTATTTCTTCACGAGATTGCAGATTGTGACCCGAGTTACACCGCGCATACGGGCGAATTCCGCCTGTGATATCAGGTCTTCGGGTAATTTATGTGCGTCGTCCATGCCATTATTTATGCGAACGCACTGCATAAAAGTTAGGCGATTTTAAGAATCACTGCCTAGCGAACTCGGGGGGTAGGCCACCACCCGCTCTAGTTGGTTCCCAGAGGGACCCATTCAACCCCAGGGTGTGGCATTTCTGCCACAGGTCATAGGCCATCCTAGACCTTGGTCTAGGTCTGTCATACCATTGGTGGGGGTTTGGAGGGCGCGGCATACCATATATGGTGCGCGCCCACGGCGACCGGGGTCCGCCCCGTGGGGTCGCCCTGTGAAACAACCCCGTGAAACAGTCGAAGGCCAGGTCAAGGGACGGTCAGGCGGCCGGTGGTGTGAGGAACAGCGCCCGCTCGGCGGCGCGGCGGCGGGTCAAACCTGCCAGCACCCGCCCCCCTGCCCTGTTCCATCGGGGGAACTCGGCAGCCGCACCGAGGTAGTCCCCGGCATTCAGCTTGCGCAACAGGGTGGACCCTGCAAAGGCAGTGACACCGACGTTGTAGGTGAAGGACACCAACGCCGCACGCTGGTGGACGGTAAGCCCCACGGTAACCAGACGGTCAACGGCACGGTCGAAGGCTTCCAGGTCGTGCCTAAGCCATGCCTCGGCGGTGTCTGCATCGATGCGCATACCGGGACGGATCGGGGCGCCGTCGGGGGTGCGGGTCGTGCCTATGCCGATCGTCCACACACCAGCGGGACAACGGTAGGCTTCGAGGCGGCAACCCTCGAACTCGGCAACGATGGTGGCGGCAATGGCTAAGTGGTCGGTGGTGTTGGTGGTGGGTGTGGTCATGCCGGTATTTATTCGGCATGGCGGGAACCCATAGCGCAAAGCAAAAGGGCGGGGGAATCCCGCCCTATTTCTTATCCACGTCGCTTTTTTTCACCCGAACGACGGTTACCATGCCGTCGGTAGATACTAGTTCACCGCTTCGGACTTTAAGGCGCCCCTCATTCAGAAGGTCAACGACTATTGACACGCGCCTCTTGTTTTCGGTCTTAACGACAACACCAATCTTGTATTGGTCAAAGCCACGGTAGCATTTTATATATTTGACCACGGGCGCCCATGCTATGCCTAGACCATTGCAGGCTTGTTCCAGTCTGGCCACGTTTCCGATCATCTTCGACCACCCTTCCGGGGCGTCCATGCTGGATTTGAAGTTTCCCCACCCATCCAGATATTCCCCAATCGGGGGGATACTATACTCTTCGATCATACTACAGACTCTTTCGTCCATTATTATTCCTCCATGTTGCGATGAAGTGAGAAGCGCGGCTTCGGATTCATGTGGTAGTAGAGATCACCTTCTGCCGACGTGAAGTGAAGTATTCCACCGTCGTAAGTGGTGGTAAGCTCGACCTTCCCATTATGCCCCAGCATCTCCAGTAAATGAGCAAGCCCGAAATACTCATACGTGAAAAGGTCCCTATCGGTTTCGAACAAATCTAAGCATTTGTTGAGGGCGATTACTAGGTCGGGAAGATCAAGACCATCAGGAATATCGTCAGGCTCATCCGCGAAATTACAGACTTGGTCCCTCCAGTATTCATAGTTTCGCCAAAGCACATCCTGCATCTCTCTGGTATTAGTGTTCGTCATTTCCCGTTCCCCTTTCCTCATCCAAAGCAAAGTCCAGCCATCACGGCGTCTAGCTCATCGTCGTATTCGAGCCGAAGACCGTGGGTCCGACCGTCTTGGTCCAGCAGCCATCAAGCCCGATCGTGCGGGATCAGCCATATCCTCGGGTCCGACAAGGCGAACACATCGACGCTGTAGACACCCGATCGTTTGGCAGTATCGACAGTGTCTAAGAAGACTACATCGGCTAGTTCTGTCGGCGGCGGTGTGAATGGTCTGGCAGATATCAGCGTATACATGGGCTGTGATCCCCCGCTTTGGCTGTGCCGTCTTGGCGTAGGGATAGATAAAGGCACGCCGATGGCGCTGCGCAAGAACTTTTTGCGTAGGTCAACACCTTTTTTGCAGGGTCCGCGAAATATTTAATTTGCGGGGTTTTGGTAAATGTTTGCGGCGGCGCGTGGTCCTACCGCCGGGATCACTCACGCATATTTTTCCGGGGCGCCGTGGCGGCCGGTGGGTCGGAATCTTGCGCGGTGTGGCGGTGCAGCAGGCGGGCGCGGAACTCGGTCGGTGTGTCGTCGGTCACGTCGACCAGCTTGCGCGGATCGTCCGAGAGTATGCCGAGGGTGCGGGATAGGGTGTCGTCGGTGCTGTGCATGGCAGTGGTGTGGTATGGACGTTGTGTCCCCGCCCCTGGTGTGCGGCACTGAGGCGGGGACTGGACAACCGACCGGGCGGGGAGAAGCCGCACCAGTCGTGTTTATTTATCCTGTGTGGCTATTACGAATCTCGGCTTGGGTTGGCTCAAGTCGACAATCAATGAAGCGCCGCCATAGGATATGGTCGTGACAATACCCCTCCGGATGCACAACCATTCGTATTCATCGAACTCTTCAAGGATCCGATCAATCTCTACTTTGTCTGGATTAAGCATTGTATTCATATGAATCTTCGTGTTCAACATATGGCATATCTTGTTTAGCTTTCGCGCCCAAGTTCCTGGGCGCACCATGGCGAAAGCACGCTCGCGCAATGCACCATTTGTCCAGAAATTTATTTCGTCGAGATACCAAAAAAATTGCGCATCCCATCTACTCACATGCTCGTATGGAAATCTCATAATTTCATCGAAACTGTTCGGCATGGCTATATCCGGGGCTGCAATCTGTATAGCCGTGGCTAGATACTCCATATCGTCAGTGGTCGTGTCGTCATCTACCAGTATGACGTATGTGCACATTTTCCCACTGCCGATAATGTTTGATGTATAAGTGCTGGAGAAGCCGAGACAATTTACTATCACTCGGGAAGTCCAGAAGCTGCCGCCGGGTGGGTATGGGCGCGACTTGGACTTCCGCACTAATCCAACCTGTTTTTCTCCATCACGGGTAAGAAAGCCCCATGCGGCATTGGTCAATGTCAGTTTAGCCGCTTCACTGATTTGAATTTCTTTGTTCATAAGTGATATTTCCTTTTCGAAGGGGTCGCGCCGGGCGCCCGGTAATGAATTTTGGCAGAAATCCGCCATTTCGAAGACGTGGTGCAGTAAATGCGAAGGGGTGGCGAAGGGGTCAATTCGGAAAAAACCCAATGAAATCAACCACATCGAAGGGGTGAAGGGGTCGAAGCCCTATATTCGTGTTGGTTGGACATATAATAAATTTTTCCCCGAAATAGACAAAAAGACCCCTTCGACCCCTTCACCCCTTCTAACTCGTTGTTTTTATTGAGTTATTTCGCGAAGGGGTAGCGAAGGGGGCGAAGGGGTAGCCCTTCGCACACCACGTAACTTGCTGTTATTTCTGTGCCTTCGCCCCACCCCCGCGCTTGGTGGGCATCGTGATCACCGTGTATCGCAACGGTATTCCATGCGTCTTGTCTTCGGGTGCTTTCGGTCGACCCATTTCCCCGCATATCCGTCTTTCAGCACCCGCGCGAAGGTGTTTCGGAAGCGGTTAAGGTCGGTTCGGTCCGACGGGAAGTATATCGACCGCCATTCCGCATACGCCTTGAACACTTCATCGACCGTTGTCCAATTCGTGTGAATGTGGTTGTGTTCGGCATAATCAAGGTAGCTTTCGAGCGGAGTCTTGTTCTTTTGCTCCGCCTGGAATGACTGTAGAAGCTCGATAATGTCGGCACCATCCAGGGGCGACGGCTTCGTTTCGTCCACGCTTCTCCAGAGGTCGGCAGGGTCGATTTCCTGCATGATCGTCGGCAGCAGTTCCAGAAGGTTCGGGTTAACATCGATCTGGAAAAACCGACGGCTACCCGTATCGTCCGTGAAGACTTCGGCAAGGTTAAGGTTGCCAGCGCCGAAGAAAGTGGACACGATGCGCTGCTTCGTGGCTTCGCCATACAGCTTGCGCATTTGCTTCGTTTCGCTGGTCATTACGTTTTTCACGGTGTTGGCGTCGGCTTTGTCTGCCCGTGCGACTTCGTCAAAGAAAATGATCGGCGAATAGGTCAAAGCCTGCAATGTTTCCGTGTGGGCGAACATATCGAACGTCGTTTCCGTCAGCCCCCCACTTACGGGACCGAAAAACCAAGCCATGAACGTTGATTTACCGGTGCCCTGTCGCGACCGCAGATACGGCATGATGTGGTTACGGACCATGGTCCCGTCGGTAACCAGCTTCACCCGGTGGACGGCGCCCCGCAGCACCGCCGAACAAGCGGTGAAATAGTCGGGGTCTACGTCCCCCAGCAGCGCCCGCAACACACGGTCCCACGGGTCTGGAGCGGTCGGACAGTGGGCAATGGCTGCCAGGAACCGCCGGGATTCCTGCCTCTCTACCTCCGACTTGAAGACCGCCCATGCGGCATCTAGCGGCGCCTTATCTGCCCACCGTCCGCCGATATCCACCCCCGCAAGGTAAATGCGCTGTCGAATGGTGGAATCCGACAGGTCTTTGCCCGTCCATTCGGGGTCTTTAATGCGCTTATCAAGCGAAATCTCGATATTGTTTTTGGCGCACCACTTGCGCACAAAGTCAACGTGATCGGTCGGCACGCCGCCAAGCTTGATCTTTGCCCGAAGCTTCATGCGGAATTCCCGCAGCTTGGTTGCCTTAATTGTCGTGTGGTCTTCCAGCACGTCGGAGACGATTTCCACGTCTTGCATGGTCTCGGAATGGTCCATTGCGAGTTCCATGAACCGGGCGGCGGCGGCGGTATCGGTTACCTTGGCGCCTTCCGGAAGGCTCATGTATTGTTCGAGGGTTTCGAGGAATAATTCTTTCGTCATAGCTTCACCTTACCTAAAATTGTTCTTTTTCTTTTTCGACATGAAGTAAGCGGTTAGCGCGGCTTTTCTTTCGTAATATTCGCTCTTCCGCTTTTTTTCTTCGATTTCTTCGGGTGTGTAATAGGCACCCACTTTGCGGACCGCGCCCCTAATGGATGCGTCCAAGTATGCATCGGTCGTATAGATGTGCTTGGGGCTACTGCCAGCGGGGGCGACCGCTACACGGTCCCGGATAAGCCGCTTGATTTCCCACCGGTCGCAGCCGGTGCCGTAGAAGCCGACAAATGCCATGATCGCCCGTTGAATCGGCATGTGATACCGGGGTCCGATATCGGCGAGGCGAGCGGCAATACCGCCGCCCAGCGTCCCACCGCCTGGAAGCGGCGTATAGGCTTGTGCTTGTGGCTTCGGCTTGGGGGTCCAGGTCGGCAGAGACACCACGTCGGTATCACCCTGCACCAGCCCGCTACGGCAGCCCTGCAACGGATCCGGGGCGCCCTGGAAGATGGGTGCGGCAGTGTAATTTGGCTGCACGGTGCGGCAGACGGATTCATCGACGTCCCACCCGGTGGAGCCGTCTGGCATCGTCTCCCACCGCATCCGCTCTATCAGGGCGGTGTCGGTAATGGGTCGGTCGAGCCAGAAGAAGAGATGGCACGACAGACGGTCCCACCCCGACAGCCCGGCCGAGGCGGACCACTGATAATGGTAGGTCACGCCGTGGAACCACGTCGGGAGCGTGCTGACGATGTAGTCCAGACGGTCGGCGTTGGTGTGCAACCCGTCGGGGGCTGGCAGCCCATCCACATCGATCATGATCCACGGGTTGCCCGCCGCCCGCTCGGCGAAGGGAACACGGCCGTCGCCACCGTCATGGATGCGGCGGACTACACCCTCCGTGGGATAGCCAGGGCGAAGCGCGGCGCGAATGATGCAGGCGTTCGGTATAGATTCGAGTTCCGACAATAGTGCCGAAAGCTCATGAATGTTGTGGGCTGGCATTTCGTAGACGCTGTAGGTATAGGCATTGTCAAATGCCTGCTTCTCCCACTTCGTGCCGTCCCAAGTCAGGGTTTTTGTGAGGTTTTCCTTTGCGGCGAGGATAGTAATAGGTGCCATTATCGCACCCCCGAAATCCACGCCTGATATACTGTTTTCACCATTGTAGTTACCAGACAAGAAATTTCCCCCACAGCCGGGGGAAGCTGTGGGGGACTGGTAATGGCGTGGATGCGCCGTGGTGAAACCTATGACTATGGCGGCATTATACCACCACGATACCACGACTGCATTATTCCACTGCCATACCAGACGCTAAACCTACTGTGGTCCCCACCACGTAACTTCGGTTCTGCGCTTTCACATATCTATTTATCATTTGCATGCGGTCCGCTGCATTATTAATCCGTAGTTAATCGGGTCCGAGGTGCTTTTTTTTCGTGGGGGCGTGGCGAAGCCCGAAGACGTGCGAAGACGTGGTGATGTAATGCGAAGGGGTGGGCGAAGGGGTCATTTCTGAAAAAACCTAATGAAATCAAACACATCGAAGGGGTGAAGGGGTCGAAGCCCTACTTTTCGTCTTTTTGGCAAAATATATTTTTTCTCCAGAAATAGGCAAAAAGACCCCTTCGACCCCTTCACCCCTTCTAACTCGTTGTTTTTATTGAGTTATTTCGCGAAGGGGTGGCGAAGGGGTGAAGGGGTAGCCCTTCGCACCACGTAACTTATTGGTTTCGCGCCGTTTTCTTGGTCGGCACCGCCGCACGTATGGGGGCACACCCCACACCCCGCACCCATTGACCAACAGCCAAGCAAGAAAAAACCCCCGCCGGGCAAAGTCCAACGGGGGTAGTCAACCTATAATATCGGAGAATAATTTGCTTGCCGCAGCGGGCCATGGCTAAATCCCGCTACATCTTTATTTATACATTGTCTGCTATTCGGCGCGCAATATTCCAGCATATTCCCAATATCGCGTTTTTCGGGGCTTATTTGGCATTTCGGCGCGCGCCACGATAAATACATATGGACGACTAGACTACGGCTTGCCGTAGCAAACATGGAGAAAATCAATATGGACCTGCAAAAGTTCCGCGCCAAGCACGACCAAATGATAATAGCGGCTATCCAGCAAAATTATCCGCACTTGCTGCATTACGCGCCGACTACACGAGAATACAAGCTCAACCCGAAAATCAGCGCCTTTTTGGCAAACCAAGACGGCGAATACCTGCTTTATGCCGGATTTGTATTCGGGACAGACCCGGTGGGAGTGGAGGCAGCAGCATGCATGTGGCCCCGCATGTGACTACCGTCCCCGACCGTGGGACCGACCGTCTATCGACCGCCCTGGACCGTGCCATCTCCGATATCGACCGTGCCATTGCGGCGCACCCCAGCCGTGACGCAAAAATGGTTGCCGCCGACCTTGCACGGTTCACCGAGTATTACCCGCAAAACGCTGAAATGTATGCTTGCCTGCTGACTTATATTACCGGGTCTACGCACCCAAAGGCATACAACATCTACCGCTATATTCGCGTCGAAGACACCCATATGCGGGACATTGTCGATAAGCTATTGGCTTACGACCGTGTAAACCACGTGGCATACGACGGATATTATTGCCTTCGGTCGACCGAACATTACTGCCCTAGCTACCTCGGTAGGTTGCCCGGCGTGGAGGTGCTGTGATGCCACGTGTCCGCACCCGACCACCCGTCGACCTGGCAGCCCTGCCCCCGGTTTCGCCGGGGCTGGCACAGGCACTAGCCGAGGCACTAGCCCTATTGCATGACCCCGATTTTCTGGCACGCCGCGCCGCCCTGCGTGCCCCAAAGGACGTTTGACGGCTGCCGTATGGATCGGGGTCGACCCCGGTCTTAGCGGTGCCGTGGCGGTCGTAATCGACGGTAGCCTAACGGTCTTGCACGACATGCCGACGCACGCCTCGGGCGGTCGGGAAAGGGTGGATGCGGGCGCTTTGGCTGCCTTGCTACTGCCGTTTGCGGACGTGGCAACCATGGTGCTGGAAGAGCCCATACCGGTCGGTGCGCCGAAGGTGTCCTATCTAAGCCAGGGCGCCAACGTCGGCGTTGTGGCGGGTGTGGCAGGCGCGCTTGGCATTCCGGTGCTGTGGGTCCACCCCCTGTCTTGGAAGCGCACTATGTGCGTCACGTCCAGGGATGCCACTGCCAACGGCTTTGCCGACCTGAAATCATTTTCCCGACACGTGGCGTCCGGACTGTTCCCGAGCCACGCAACCCACTTTGCCAGGGTGCGGGACCACGATCGCGCCGAGGCTGCGCTACTCGCCGTCTGGGGCATGCTACACGGTGCCACCACGGTCTAG